ATTTTCAGCACCTTGCCGCTGCTGGCGCCATTGCTCAGCGCCGCAGCCATCGAGGTTGTGACGGCATAGCCCACGGTCTTACCGACGACCGTCGTGACCGAGCTGCCTGATTTGATGTTTGGCGCTGCCATTGATCACCGCCAGGTGGTGTATTGATCTTCATTCCAGAATAGCGACGCCGCGAAGCCATCATCTTCAGCTGCGGTTCCAGTAGCCGCTCCAGCGACCCACGCCACATTTACCACCAGGTCGATCTCGCCGGTCTGCGTTGCAGCGCCAGCAATCCAGATCACATTCACGCCAAGCTCGAAGCCAGGCAGCGGCTCAATGCTCGGCAGCCATGTGCCATCCGTCACCAGCGACACGGTGGTGTCCACATACCCACCACGCTTCTGCGCCTCCTCCGGTGGCTCTTGGTAACGCCAGCGCATTCCAGCCGGCACGATGTTGGACACGCTCGACTGGCCTGCCCAGATCTCAGCCGGCAGCAGGAAGCTGACGAATGAACCCTGCTGCCCGCGGTAGTGATCACGGATGCTGGCCATCTCGGCCTGGGTCAGGTTCTCATAGCTCAGCTCCATGGTGAGGTTGCTGACGCGGCTGCTGTGCAGGAACTTCACCTGCCCGCCACCAAAGCCAACCTCACGCGAGACGGCAAAGCGACCCATGCTGTAACTGCGGCCGGTTGGCGTCAGTGTTGGGTATGACGCTGTGGTGACCGCGCCATAGAGGAATGGCTCTTGCGGCTGCCAGTCCCATTCCTCCCAGAACGTGGCCATCAGTTCGACAGCGTGATCACGCTGGTGCTCACGCTGAAGGTGCCGCCGGTTGACACCACCTCACCGCTGAAATCCAGGTAGGCAATCAGTTCATCGGCGCTGCTGGCACCACCGCGCGCCTTAAAGATCACGCCGCCTGCAGTTGTAAACGTGGCTGATGGCCACGACACCGACGAGAAGGTGAGGATCTTCTTGTTGGTGTCGTTGGTGATGGTGCAGGTGGTGGCGTTGCCGCCAGCGGTGTAACCAGTGCCGGAGATCTCGCTGCTCACATCATTGCGCCGGTCGTGCCCGTCCTTGCTGGCCGTGTAGCCGACGCCAACCAGCAGCAGCTTGAAGCTGTCAACCGCAAAATCCAGATCGCCGTTGACCAGATCAGTCAGCACCGAGTTGTAGACAAAGGAAGCCATGCTGCACGCTCCTGGTGATTCAGTCTATTGTCCAGCGAATAATGTCCGCCACTGGTGGATACGGTACGGCTAATGTCTGTCCGGCTACTGCGGTAACAGTGCCGCCAAAGTCAATCATGGCTAAAGGGTACGACGCGCCATAGGTAAGTTCCGAAGATGCTGAAGGCAGCGGTGTTCGGTAGCACAGCAGTAGCGATTTGGCGCTGAGTGGCCCTGTGGTTGCAGTCCACGTAAGCGATTGCGCTGGATGTATAACCGACGCAACGTTATAGGGCTGTGGAGTAAACAATGGAAACTGCCGAGTAGATGGTGTAAACCGAGCAGTTAATCCACCTGAGCTGGTGACGTTGAAAGAGCTTACTGTGTATGGTTCAGGAAGAACGACAGAACCTCCGGCGTATCGCACATACTGAATGCCTGTGTAATAGTTTCTAAGATAGTCGCCGCCTTTAAGGTAGCCGTTAGCAGTTGGCAGTTCAACAACTCCAGAGGCAATTAACTGATCAACTCGACCTTCAAAACTGCTAGTGTATTGCGTAATGTCAGTGCTGCACAGTATGCAAAACAACGAATGCTCTCGACCGTGGCCGCGCTGTACCGCCAATCCGTAAGTTGAGAGATAAGTAACAGCCTGGCGAGCGTAAACGTTGATAGAAATTGGCATGGTTCTAAAGCATAGACCACTTGAAAAGAAGCGCCGATGGCCATGCCACTGTTAATGTAGTGCCAGCAGGTGCAGTCTTGGCTCCATCAAAGTCAATAAGCGCTAATGGTACTGATACGGCGTATCTAGGAAGCACCGGATCAGTGGAATCAAATGAAGTACGGCAACAAAGCAGTGCTGAACTCGCGGTGATGCCAGCGCCGCTTGCCAGCCAAGATACATCATCAGCACGCAAGCTAAGCTCACCTGATGAATAAGCAAGCCTGACATTTTGCAAATACTTGCCACCTACTGTGTAGCCATTTGCAGTAGATAGTTCGTTGCTGCCCGCCGATGAATACGTTGAAGTGGCAAAATTATACAAAAAACCATCTAGCGATGAGCTTGTTGGCGTCGAAGAAACGCCAACACTGCGAAGAATGACGAACAAAGGATTGAACGTGGTGCCAAATCCGTCGCGCGGCGTAGCGCCAACGTCTAACAGCTTAAAAATAGATCCTGCCGAACGAAGAACAGTTACGGCCATGGCTATGAAGTCGGGAATTGCAGCCTGAACACAGCAATTACTGCAGGCACCTCAACAATCACGCCAGGCGCGCCAGCTCTTGATAGCGCCAGCGCCAACGTCTGTGAAGTGCCATTAGCAGCTGCACCACGACCAGCACTCAATCCAATCGCAATGGTCGTCGTAAACGGCAGGATGTCCGCCGTAGGTGCCACAGAGCTGCTCAGCGTCACGCTGACACCATGGCTGCCGCAGGGATAATCCTCAACCGTTGGCGGCTCGACATAGCTCCATGCGTAACCCTGCAACGAATAATCAGCCACGCTGCTCACGCCGCTCATCACCTCAGCCGGCAATCCAAAGTTGCCGTATGGCCCGCGGCGCGCCTGGTAGTGCAGCAGGATCGCCAACACCTGCGCCTCGCTCAGGCCGATGAACTCGAGCTGCAGCGTCGAGTCGATCAGCACGTTGGAATGCCGCACGCGGTTCTCCATGCCGTTCACGCCTTGGTAAGCCGTGTTCGGGTAGCTGCCAGGCGTGAACGTCCGGCTGCTTGGTACCAGCGCAGGAAAGGTGCTCATCCGTAGCTATCCAGGCCGTCGTCTGGATTGGTCACGGTGCCGCTCGCTGTGCCTTGCACTGGCACATTGCCGATCAGCACCTCATCCGATGGCACCACAGCATCCTCAACAGCAGGATCAAGCGGTGCCGGTGGGTCGATCACTTGGATGTAAACCTCAGCCGGGATGGTTGAATCCGTCGCGCGGCCGGCATCAGCGTCGCAGCTGGGGCCGGTCTTGGTGGTATCCACCAGGCCAGCTGTATAGGGAACATTGGCCACCGCAACCGCCACGATGCTTCTTCCCAGCGTATCCACTGGATGGTGGATGCACTCGTAGCTCACCACACCTTCCAGTGATTTGCCCATGGTGACCACCTCATAGAGGAAGTCATGCACAGCCTCGCCAACGCCTACCGATGCGCGCGGCAGCTTGACGCGCACGAGGTCGCCAACGCTCACGCTGACGTTGTGCGCCTGGGGCCTTGCTTTGAACGTGACTGAATGGGTGATGTTCACGCGGCTGGCCAACAGGTAGGCGCCAAACCTGGCAGCGTGCATCCCGCTGGTGCAGAACTCGCTGAGGTCATGGGTCTCGATTGATAGGTTCGTGCGTGCGGTGTCGGAGTAACGCAGCTCGACGGTGCGGACAATGCCGATGTCATCTTCTGCCTGCTGGCGCCACATCACCTGCGCTACAAACGGTTGCCGCTGCGTCAGGCCGCTGTATTCGATGCGGAACGAATCCAGCAGGATCGTATCCTCATCAAACTGATACACCGCCACTGAGCTGGTGGTGTTGATCGAGCCATCCAGCAGCGTTGGCACCAGCGGCTTCAAACCACGTTTGCCTTGCACTCGGCTGGCACGCACCAGGAAGTAAGGCGCCCACTTCGTGATCAGCTCCTCGTAGTTGATGCTTTCCTTCAGCACGCAGTCACACTTCAAACCATTGGCGCCGAGGAATCGCGCGACTGTGGTCAGGCCTGCTGTATCGATCAGATTGGCATTCAATCCGCCGATGTTGGCAAGCAGCCAGTTGGTCAGATCTGCAAAGTTATCGCTGGGGCCAAATGCCTGATCCGTCAACCGCTGCACATACATGCCGCCGCGGATGAACAGATGCACTTGCCGGTCCCACAGCGTTGAGCCATCAGCCACCTGCCGCGAGAAGCTAAGCGTTGAGATGCCTGGGTAGCTGCCAATGCTGCCGCAGTTCTGCGGGCAGCTTGGCAGCGTGTAGCCACTGCGCTGCACAATGGCATTCTCTGGGATCCAGTCCCCGGCGCGACGGTTGAACGTTTGGGTGTGGCTGCCATGGCGGCAACCGCCTGAGAACACATCACGCACCGGGATTGAATCCATCAATCCCTCGCCCAAGACCAGCAAGTAGAACGCTGTGACTTGATTGGTGGCGCTGTTCACAAATCGCGCTTCAGTAGCGCTGGGGCTGATCAACACACCGCCAACACCGGCCACCTGGCGGCAGAAGACGATCGGCACCACATCACCCAGGCTGGCGGCTTTCTGTGCCACATCCAGCGGCCTGGTCACCGCCGCCGGTGGCGACGTGGCAGGTGGTGGCACGATGCCGGTCTGAATGCTCATGACCGGCGCTGGGTTCAGGTCCTGCGCAAAGAACGGAATGTCAAGCGCTTTGCCGCCACCGCTAGGCGCGGCTGATGGGGCGCTAGGCGCGGCTGATGGGGCGCTAAGCGTGGTCGATCCTCTGAACGTCATGGCCGGAACCCAGTGCCCATGATCGCGCTGGTCAGCGTGCGTGGTGGCACCTGAGCGCCAACAGCAGCGACCGGTGCGCCCAGGGTCATGGTCAAGTTGGTCAGGCTGCCGCTGCCGCCCACCACCTGACCGGTGTATGACGCGATCAGCTCCTGCCCTGTCTGTGGAACATCGTTGCCGTTGAGCGCATCGAACTGGTAGGTGGTCAGATCCACCAGGTAGGCATTCTGAAGTGCTGCTTCAAATGCCGCCACCACAATGCCGGTCGCTGGCGCTGTGATGCTGATGTCAGATTCAACGCCGCTGGCGCCTTCTGTAAAGCCCTGCGCTGTGAATGCAACGCTAAGCCAGAGATCACCATTGAGTAACACGGCCTTGCTGTAGTAGCTCTGCCAGCGCTGGATGGTGACACCAGCGGCTGAGTAAATCCGAAGGTACTGGGCTTGCGCGCGTGCCATCAGGACAGCCCCAACTGAATCCGCGTCGCCGGATTGCGCAGGCTATCAAATACAGAACGCACTGCCGTCCGCAGGCCAGCTTCAAACTCATCAAGCGTGACAAACCTCTGATTATCAAATTGAATCACGGGGCCAGTGGTAATCTGAATTATGGGCTCAACGTCAAACGTATTGGTCTGATGAATAACAAGTTGCTGTGGTTCATTGCCGACTAGCAGGTTTTTATTGGGAGCATTGCCGGTTAATCCGAGATTGGTGATTTGTTGCTCTAATCGCTTAAAGCTTTCCCGAGCAATGTCGCTTCCTGTGGATGGTTGCAGGCTGCGCAGCCAGGCGCTGTTGAGAAGCTTTTGCCACGAAAGCTCAGCGTTGAGCTGCGCAAAATCTTTCAGCCTTGACTCTGGCAGGATGAATTCACTCTGGCCCCCTTCACCCACCATTGCGATAGTGGGTTTCGTAACCAAGCCACCCTGAGCAAACGCAGGGATCTTGATTGGCTTCAAGTCTGGCAAGAAGCGCAGAAAAGACAGAAGTGGAATGCCTCTTAGTTTTGAGATAACCTTATTTACCAGCGCAATTACACCATTGAACCCGCCAACAATCAGATTCATGGTGCTATTCATGATGCCGCGCATGATGCCAATAAGTCCTGTAAAAATGTTGACTAGCGTTCTCTTGACAGTGTTGAACACTGTGGGCAAGAAATTGGCCGCCGTTTGCCAGTTCTTGCGCCACCACTTGAAGTATCCCTCGATTGGCTTTTTCAAGATGTTGTTCACAAAGCCATCCCATCCTTTTTTGAACACACTGCCAAGCCAGCTGACAAATTGACCCAGCGGCTTGCGGAATGCGATGGCCATCGCCACCACCGCCGCCACGGCCAGCACCGTCCAGCCGACAGGGCCAGAGAAGAACGCCAGCAGCGCTGGCAGCACGGTGCCGCTCAGGAAGGTCAGCAGGCCGGTGAATGCAGCGCTGATGACGCCCATCGCGGGGCCAAGAGCACCTACCCAGCCTGCGATGGTGGCGCCAAGCTTCAACGCTGCAATCCCTTTGATAACGACCATCGCACCACTAAGGATCTGCACCAGCGGCCCGAGCGCGATCACCAGGCCGCCAACGGCTGCGATGGTGCCTTGCATCCAATCCGGCAGGCTGCTGAAACCAGTGGCCATCCGGATGACCAGATCAGTGATCGTGCTGAGCACTGGCATCAATGCAGTGCCAAGCTTCACGCTGAGTTCAAGCAGCTTGGTCTGAAGCACCACCAGTTTGTCATTGGCATCATCAGCACCTTTGGCAAACTTGGTTGTCATGGTGATGCCAAGGCTTTCTACTGCCTTGCGGCCACCATTAAGCAGTGGAATCATGTCCGCGCCAGACTTGCCAAATAGCTGGATGGCAAGCGCTGATTTCTTGGCGCCATCTGGCATGGCCTTGAACTTATCCGAAACCTGCAGCACCAATTCATCAGTGCTTTTCAGCTTTCCGCTGGCATCTGTAGCGCTTACGCCTAGCTCTTTGAGCGCTTTGGCAGCTGGCCCCGAGTCACTTTCGGCAAGACCTTTGCCAAGCTTGATCATTGATTTGCTTACCGATTCAAGCGTTGTACCGCTTGCCTTGGCCGCCTGGTCAAACTGACTCAAGCGCTCAACGCTGACGCCTGTCTTCTGCGACAGGTCATTCATGTTGTCCGCTGCATCAATGGCACCTTTGGCCATGGCCGCCAGGCCAACGCCGCTCACCAATGGCACCAGGCTGCCCAGAGCGCCGCTCAGGCCACCGGCGCTCTTGAGCATTCCACCGAGGCCGCTGCTGGCATCCTCTGCACCTTTCTTGAGGCCACCCATACCCTTGGCGAGTGCCGTCACAGCACCTTCGCCATCAACCGATGCTTTGATCTTCAGCAGCGCTTCCATGACGGCCATCAGCGCTTCTCCAACTGCTTGTTGATCTGCGCCCTGGCGTGCAGTTCCATCACCTGCAAATCCTCCAGCACTACGGCCGGGTCGCTGATCTTATACAGGCTAGCCAGCTGCAACACCACGCCATAATCCAAGCCGATCACGCCATTGCTGGTAGGGCGCCACTGCGTCATGCACCGCAGGAACAGATCGACCACCTCAGCATGTTCAGGCCACAGCTTGAAATGCTGCGGCGCAAACATATCCTCCGGCAGCTCGATGCCATACTCTGCCGCGTCAGCCAGCAGGTCATCGTTTGCCTTCTCGCCGCGGAATAGGTGATCCACGGCGCCAGTCAGTTTTTTGCCTTGGCCTTCTCCACGCTTTCGATGTAGGTCTGCACCAACATCTCAGCAACAGTGGCCACCTCCAGCAGCTGCGCCTTGGTCTCCTCGGAGTACGGAATCTGCGTGGTGTTGTCGGCTTCGAAAATGCCGCTCCAACCCACCAGGATCTCGCTGGCAATCTCCCTGGTAGGGATCCGATCAATCAGGTCGTCGTTTTTGACGGCATGGCGCAGCTGCTGGAAGTTGATTGCAAGATCCTCCAGCCTGCTTTGCGGCAGCCGCTTGAAGACTGCCTCGAACGTATGCGTGCGGTAGCGGCCGTTGTCTACCTGCTCCCGAATCGTGATCGGCCAGGAGAAGGTTGGCGTTTGCTCAAGGATGAAGCCCATCAGGTCAGCGCAAGAGAAACTTCATCGTTGCCGCTGCTGCCAGGCAGCGGACGGAATGGCAGCACAATGTGCTGAATACCATCACCGTCTTCCAGCGTTGGTGAATCAAATGCGCAGTTGCTGGCCGTGAATGTGGCAATGTTGCCAGCGGTTTGGCCATGCTGGAAGCTGATGGCGCCAGCAGTCTGCGCAGCTGCGATGGTATAAAAATCCTTTGTGCCAAGCGCAGGAAGTTCAACCGTGATCGAGCCGCTTGGCGCGCGATCCGTAATCATGACTTGCTTTGTGCAACCTGCCAACTGGCGGAACACCATATTGTTCGACATATCAAGGCTAAGCGCATTCATGCACGCGGAGTAGCTATGCACGCTAACGCTGGTGGTGCTGTCGGCATTGACTGCGACCGGCGTTGATTGATTGGTAAATGTTGTTGCCGGATTTGCTGTAGCAGTTGGCGCCCCATAAATCCCCATGAAAGTGAAATTCAACTTAGGAATTTCACCGGCACTCATTTCAATCGCCACATTGCCGCGCACACCCAAGATCAGGTGCTTGATGCCATCGTTCCTGAAGTCCAGCGCCACGCTGCTGAAGCTGCTGCTCACTGGCGCATAGGTCACGCTGGTACTGGTGACAACAGTCTCCGAGAACCCGCATGCCTTCATCAGTGAGCCCCAGCGCGGCGCAGTGCCTGCAGTGCCGCTGCCTGCCAGCTCCACGCTGAAGTTCACGCCGACGCTGGTCTGCCCCACCACCTGCGCCGAATTGCCCAGGTAGCCCTGCACCAGCTCGCGGTCTTTCAGCTCCAGCTGAAGCGGCGATCT